GACTTCACCCAACCGGTGCCATGCAGGCTCGCGGCGACCAATGAACCGTTCTCCAAATAAACTTGCTGCCATTTCGTATCTCCTTCGCTAAACTTATTACATTTACAACTTTATCAGTTAGGACAATCACTGTCAAGCGTTTTTTAACTCAATCTGAGAATTGCTTTTGAAGCGAAATCGAAAATGATAGTATCAATAGTATCATCAGTGTGGCAGGGATATATCCTATGGGTGGCTATTTCGCTGGTCAGGATTTTGGTAGTCCCCCCATCGTGGGAGATGGACAGCATCGCCCCTTCCCTTATCCCCTTCCATCAGTCCCTTCCCTTACTCCCCTTCCAATGCTCCCTTCCCTTGTCCCCCTTCCCTTCCTTCCCTTCTCCTCTTCCCTTGTCCCCCTTCCCGTCCGCCCTTCCTTCCCGCCCTTCCCTTCGCTCCTTCCCTTTTTCTTTTTTATAGTATAGAATAAAGGGTTAAGCACCTCGCATCTTTTCCCCCCCTTCCAATCGGCCCTTCCATAACCCTTCATTATATCATAAGATATGTTTGGATACAAGTCCCTCTCTTCCCCTTCCTTCCTCTTCCTTCCTTCCCCTTCCCTCTTCCCCTTGTCCCCTTCCCTCTCTCCCTTCCCCTTCCTCCTCTTCCCTCCCTTCCCTCCTTCCCTTCCCATTGCCCCTTCCTCCCTTCCGTCAGCGCCCCTCCCTTCCCTCTCTTCCCCTTCCTCTCTTCCCTTCCCATAAAAAAGGCTTCCTGTAGGAGTGGCACGTCCTAGGAAGCCCGTAGAGCTATGTCTGATAGGGAAGTTGACCACTGATACCACTTGGGTAATCAGAAGGCCCCTTCCAAAGCTATGTTTTTAGTATTTCACCCTCTTTTTCCGTTTCATCTTCCCTGCCTCCCCATTAGTAGAGATTTTATGAAGCAGGTTAATAGAAACCCTGTTATCTGAACGGAACCTACGTTGAGATTCCTCCTTCCCTTCCCTTCGTTCCCACTTCATATCCATAACAGCCTCCTTCCCTTCCCTCCTTCCATTATATCCTAAGTCATTCTTTATTGCAAGCTACTCAAATAGAGTATTCGCAGTAACTTCATATACTGTCATACCTGATACTTTAACTGAATGACTAAGTGGGTAGCAAGAAAGCATTATCTCATCTACAGCGCTTTCCGTATCCTCCGCTTCCACTTCTAATGTAAGTACTACTATGTGTTTAGCCACAATAACTCCCATCATAAATGTGGGGCTTTCAGGTCTAGCCACCTAGCAAGCATTCAACCACTTAGTCATCTGGGCATTTCGCTGCTGTCACTAAGTTGCGCTCGAACGAGCCTTACCTTCCTAGTTGCTTCCAATCACAGCGGAATCAGCTAATCTCATCAGCATGACCTTAAGTATCTTGTCTATATTTATTATTTTTTATTTTTACACGGACTATACATTTAGCCTGTATAACTATAAGTTAGTTTCTACCGGTTGTCAATCAATGTCTACTGGCTCGTCTTTGTATTCCTTTACTATTAAGGACATACCTGGGGGGTGTTGGTATCTATGTGGATATCCATCTAAGTTATCATACTTAAATAGAAAATTTTCTTGTGCCGCCGCCACATCTGCTGCTTCAATGTAGGTCTTGCCTTCGAACTTCCACTCTATTGAATATCTCATGTTGTCTAAGTACTTTCGTTATTGGCCTGAGCAATATCAAGCATTGATAAATAAATCATCACATTGGTTTGCTCGCGTTCGTTTAGTCTCTCGAACCACTGCTCAAACAATGTACGACCATGGGCTACTTTTTCGTGCCATATACCAAGTTCAGACATACCAAATTCTTGTTCCATCACTTAGCCTTTATGGGTCACTAGTCAGAGTCGGGAATAGTATGAGGGACATTCTCTTCATCATCAGCATCCTCTATCTCGTCACCAGCTAACTCACTGTTGCTGTCTTCTGAAAGCATTCCTCGCATCCAATCAGGGGCTTCTGGAACAGGTTGGTAGTCCTCTCCTTCCCCATGTGATACACCCAATGCATAAGCTTCGAGAATGAGGTGCTTGGGGGATTTATTCGGTTTCCCCATTTCTGACTGAATGAACTCTTGAATGGTTGGCATAGTAGCCTCCTTAGAAATCTAGGTAGTTTTTACTGGGTGCTGGAATTGGTGCTCCCAGTGTTTCTCTGACTAGGGCAGTTTCCCGAAAGACCAACTCAGAGATTTCCTTAACCTCTATAGTCTCCATTCTTATTATAGCTGATTCAGCCAATAGGTCTATGTTCACTTGTAGGATTGTCTCAGATATTCTGAGTATTCGCCAGTTCAGGTAAACAAGAAGTATTGATGCTATACCAAGTCCGAGACTAATAAGGGTAAACAAGTCGTTTATAAGAGGACAAAGCATGTTTGCCATCCCCCGCCACATCCTTTTCTATATCAATTACTTTATCAGTCAAATCATCAATGATGCTCATGATAGCATTCTGCCACTTCTTCTTGTCCAGACGCACCCCACCAGATGAGAGACTGATGTTCTCCTCAATCTCCATCAAGGTCGGCATACGACCACGGTCAAGAAACCCCACTCCAAGAAGTTGGAGGGTTTTTCCCCGTCGGTAAAACTCCCTGAAGTTCTTTTTAGTAATCCGTGGAATACCAACAAAGTGGGATTGGAGTAATAAACATTCTTCTAAGTTCTGTGGCTGCATTATCTCATTGGCTGCTTCAGGAACAGTTTCTGTCGTCATGGTTATAAATCTTCTTTCTTCTTATCCAGAGCTTTTTTTTGGGGAAACGAGAGATACATCTATGTCCTTCGTTAAATCGTCAATAAAAGACCACTCCTCTTGTTCGCGTAACTCATTTTCAAGCATCAACGCGTAAACCTTTCGTAGGAGATTATATCCGACCGCTTCTTTATTAACCTTGATAAAGGATTGACAGCATTCGCGTATCATGTATAAATCTGCTACTGCTAATTCTACAGCAGCGGTCTGCGTTTTATTGTCAGGACTAGTTGTTTCTAAAACTGCCAACCCTATTTTATGAATTAAGTAACCAGGCACCGGAATCAGAGCAGCCGCCTGGAGATGGCGAACAGGCATGGACATTTGACCAGGCTCTGGGCGCATATCCACAATGAGTGTCATGCTATCACTTAAATACAGAGCCTCATTTCTGGTTAACGTTAGTACCTTCTCTTCCTCAAGTCCAGCAAGGAATTCACGCTCCTCCTCATCAGAATCATCACTACTGTCTTCAGGTATGTAGACACTCATGGTTTTTCTCCCATGGAAGCTAGACAACGGCGACAAACATAATAACTTCGTTGCTGCCCATATTTAGATTCCCAAACTTCTATAAGAGGGATTGACTTGTGCCCCCGAACTCTGCAGAAAAGTGTTTGTACAAAGTTACTCATAATCTGGGGAGTCAAATGAATCCCGTTGCCTCTCTTTAAGTCTTCGACGCAATCTCTTCATAGTTGCTTTGTTCTTTTCTTTGCCGGACTCGGAAACAAGAAATCTGTTTTGCTCTCTCGTCTTGTTCTTCTGCGTTAACTTACTGTCTCTTGATGTCCACTTATCTTCATAAGTCATAAATATTATACTCTACGCGTTCCGGTTTGGATTTAGCCGTAATTCTAGTTCCTGCATACGAACCTCAATCAAAGATAGCTTATCTACAATCTCATCAATCCGTTTATCTATCTGAACATAAGAATCTCGAAATTCATCTGACACCTTCATCAGATATTGCATTACCATAGTGAAGCCTTTCTTTGGTTTAATAAAATTCTCCCACAACCCAATCATCTGACTAGGAAGTAAAAAGAGATTTTTAATTAAGGGGTAACATATCAGTAATAGTATCTAGGATTGAGACAGAGGTGTCAAGTTATCGAGTCTTCTTCTTACATCGAAAGCACACTGTCTCGCCTGATTTTCTATGGAGTTTCGCGCCACATTTACAGCGTGTCCATGTGCGCTGTGCCATTTTAAATACCAGACTCAGGAATTTGAATGGATTCAAGTAAATCAATGGTGGTCTTTGTGAATTCCCGTAATTCTTTAATCAGGGCTTTCTTCTCAGCCATGGTAATCTTATTATCCTTCATGGCTTTTCCTAAAGATTGGACAACATCCAAAGCTTCTTTGACAAGTTTCTTTCCTTCAGCAGACTGTCCCATATTCAATTGCAGGAATGTAATAGCCAGGTTCATCAGTACCATCGGATTCATAACTTAAACCTCCTGTTCTGTTTTCATCTGCTGCTGAATTGTCCTCATGTTGAGGCGCTGCATGACCCAATCCACTTGCTCAGCGTCTACAGTATGGTCATCACAACCACAAGTCTGCACTTGGCACACACATACCCCAGTCTCCGCACATCCGCAGCCCTTTTTCGTTGTTTCCATATTACTCATTCTCCATTTACTCATTCTCCATTAGTTTCATTCCAAGGGCAATGATGCCCCCCGTGCATCCTGTGGCAATTTCATTCATCCCATAAAAAAGTCCGATTGCGGATAAAATACCCAGAACGATGATAGCAAGAAAAATTTGGGGACGCAGTTTTCCAATCATTACTTTCTGTATCTCCTCTGGGTATCAGTACGTCTCTGGAGTTCGGTTGGAAAATGCCAATACATCATTATATCGCGATGGACATCATAACTACTTGTGTTATATCCATCCGGCCAACTTCTGTGATGCGCGCAACAGTTACGGAAGCCACGACCTATAGCCGTAACTCCTGTTTTAAACCAACTGAGTGGTTTATGGAAACATAATTGTGCCACCTAACTACCTCACTTTTCCGCGTTTAGGAGGGCGACTCGGTTGGTCTGGCCCCGGCACGGCGGCGGATGCGCCTAGACTAGAAAACCTTGGTCTTTCTCCACAGTACCTTTATAATTGGCAGTCTTCTGAAAGCATTTCTCGCAACCACAGGACTCCTTGTAAATATGAGTGGTCTCTTGAGCCATCCAATTAAAGAACTCATCTGATTTTAACATACGAAATTCCTCTTCGGGTTTCGCGGGAGTCACATTCGTAAGAGTGGCAATTACACGAGCGAAAGAATCCGCCGTATTCAATTGGGAAACAGGGGTCTCTGAAGAGTTACCACCTTCAACAATCCCACGTTTTACGGAGCGACCCAGTTGGGGAGGAGTCAAAGCATCCTCATAGTGGCGCTCACCCAGATTCTGCCCTGCTTCATTAACTGTCCAGGGTGGAATGGGGTGTGCCCCGAAGGAAGGGTCTTCTTCAATAACTGGGGTATAACGAGCATATTCTGCCTCAATCTCCCCAGGGAATCCGTACCTATCAAGCAGATTATGATGCTCATCCTGGCGGCCCTGCGTATTCATTAATGTCGCGAAGGACTCTCCCTCAATGTCATCCTTCTTCATGAAGTTAAAGAATGAGTTAGTAAAGTCAATGTCACCATCAGATTTAAACATAAGGTCAACTCCTTGGGGCTGAGAATCGTGAGTATGCTCTATACTTACAAGACAACTACCGTCTATACAGGATGTCGTTGCAGCTTCTTCGGACTTTAGAATGTCAAAAGCAGCACCCTGATTCACACCTGTCTCACACACAGTTACTTCAGCAAGCTCTAACTCATCTACTTGCATTATATTCTGAAGGCCCTTTTGGATGTTCTGAGTTTTTATTGCACTGCCTGCAATACTATAACTCTTTAACTTACCCTCTTTTATTTGCTCCATAACCTTGGAGGCAATCTTCGTGTCATTCCTAAGTTCCGTAATGAAGAACAATCCTTTATCGTCCACGCCGGACTTAAAGATTTGCCCGCCCTTACTAATGTAAGCAGGCAACGCCCACCCTACCTGAACATCTGAATGGAGAACCATTGCATTCCGAGTACGGAAGTTCTTCATGTATTTTATAAAAGCATGGTGCAAAGCATTGGTCGTGATGAGGTGCCCCTCACGGTCTACTAATTCAATGGAGGCGGGGCCACCAATGACAAGCCCATCATTATCCTCAATACCCATCTTCACTAATGCCTTTGCGTAAATTGCCGAGTCAGGATAAGCGCGTGTTAGGGTAAGCATTTCTGCAGGTGAGGATAAACCAGCTTTGAATAATCTTTTGTATTCATCCAAAGCAGGCGCGATGTCCTCCATGGTAACTCTACCATCAACGGCCTTCTCCAAAAAGAGAATCTCTGAGTTATCTTCAGTAGTTACGGAGGCCCAACTAGCTGGGCTAGGGATAGCTCCTATGGAAGTTTCAATGGTCTGCATTGTCATTCTAGGTTCCCCAAATCACGCCACTTACTGTTGGTGTTCCACTAGCTGATATAGCTGAAATTTTATCCGTAAATGCTAGAGGCCACGTATTTTCAAGAGTTCCTCCTGCTAGGATAGGAATTCCATTTGTGGCAGTAGCTACTGTATCAAAGGCTACATAAACAATCTCGGCCCCAGTCCCTGATTCATTTTTAAGTGTGATGCCTTTCATCATTGTCATACCAGGGCGCTTAAAGGACGTGGATGCGTTCTCAGTCCCTGACCACATGTAATTAAGTCCTACACTACCATCTACATAAGTAGACACTGCGACTGTATCATCTCTAACCTCAAACATTACCTTGTCTGCGGAGAAATTAATGTCGTGCTGCGTTACGGTTGTGAGGTATAACCGATAGCTTGCTGCTGCTGTCAAAGGCGGAATAGCATATGAAGCTGTAATTCTAACCCACGAGGTAGCTAAGTTGGATGTACCTGATGTAGCAAGAACTGTAGTTCCTGCAGCATCTCGTATCTCAAGTTTTACAGCACTTGCTGCCGATGCACCTTGATGCTCTAGTTGGACAGATAGGAATTGGGCATTAACACTCTGAGCGATAGAAGGAGACTCCCAATAGAAACCCTCCCCCACAGCACTGTTAGCTGGATTCACAAGAAGGGATGCAGCGCCTGCAGCCTGTAGTCCTGTACTCCTAGTTATACCAGCACCTGTAGCAGTGAAACCATCTGAAGCAGAGAGGGCCGCTTCAACTCTAGGGTTCGTAACCCAGTTGGATGCAATCTCTCCCACTCCCGCAGTAAACAATGTTTCAGCAGTAGTGGAAAGTGCTTCTCTAATGGGTGCGTACTTCGTGTATGGGTGCGCTGATTGACGAGTTGACGAGTCAAGCTCGTAAGCGCGGAAGTCTGAATGTCGTTCGTAAGCCATAAATAATACTCCGTTTAATTACGCATATAATTTGCGAGGGCCAAGAAACCCCCCATGACAATGGAAGTATGGACAATTAGAGCACCAAGCCCAAACGCTACCGCTCTTGCTCCATATAGTCGATGTCGCCAAAGGTTCATAGCAGACATCTCAGTCTGCATTCGTTCTAGTCCTTCACACAGGGTATTATTTAAAGCAGCTTGACTCGCAATGTACGAGTCCAGACGTTCCATATACACAGCTAAGTTAATTTCAGTATCTGTATTGTGTGTAGCTACCACGATATACGTTTACCCTAAGAACCAAATAACTCGGAGAGAGACTGACCTGCCGGATTGATTGTCTGATTCGCCATTTGAGGTTCCTCTGCCCACCGAAGTTGTTATTTATATTAGCATATCTGTAATCGGGGGGGTGATTTCTCACCCCCCCGATTAATCAACTAAGCGGACAGGTCTGCAATCTTGGCCTGAACCCAGATGTTCTTGCAGCGGAGTTCCGCCATGGTGTAGAGCAAGCCCCTAACAACCAGTGCATTCGCTGCGAAGTAGTCACGGTTCTCGACGTACTGCGTTGGCTGTGCCACTGCAATTTCGAGGTAGTCCGTGTCCAAGACATAAACGTTCGTACCAAGTACTGCGTCGTTCGTAGCAACTGACTTCGGAACATCAGAGTCGGGCAGAATCGGGATGCCCTGGTACGTAGCCAGAACCAAACCAGTTCGAGTGCCTGGGTAGGTACGCTCGGCACCCACACCAACCTGGTACTCTTCCTGACCCATGTAACGCTGGTTGCTGTTGAGCAAACGCTCAAGATTGAAGTACTGGTCGTGGCCCAGCAAGATGAGCTTAGGCTCGCCACCATTCTCCCTAATCTTCTGAATTGCCGTGTCCAAGAGTTGCAAGGACAAAGCCCGACCAGTACCACCGTTGTAACCAACGCTGGCACCAGCATTCCATCCGCCCGAAGCTCGGTCAGCCATCGTGAGGTCGTAAGCTCGCGTCCTTGACGTTTGACCACCAACCTCCGCACCATCACGCATAACGATGTCGTCAATGGAAGTTAGACCTGCACGACTGTAGATGTACGCAATGTCACCGTCAGCGAAGGTAGTGCCGGTCGCAACTGTAACAACACCCGTCGTGGTGTTCACAGCGGAGACTACGGAACCACCTTGTCGGTCATGGGCCGTAGCGGAAACGTCATACTGTCCAACCGCATCACCAACCTTGAAGTGGTGAGCAATTGCAGCAGGAACAGTGAACGTAGTGGAGGCACCAGCAGAGGTCAGGTACGCTGACCCAGCAAGCAACTCCTCATTAATTTCCTTGATGTGGTCTAGCTGAGCGTTCTCATTCTCCAGAGCCAGAACATCCCCAACGCCACCCTCTAACTGCGCCGTGAAGACAGACTTCACAGAAGCACCAAAGGTCGTGGAAACAATTCGCGGTAGGCTAGCCACCGTCGCAATGTTGGAGATGTCTACCGTCGGGAGCGAACCGGTCTCAGTGACTGGGCGGGAACGTCCAGACCCTCGGTCGGTACGGACACGCCAACCAGCAGTGTTACCCCATACAACACGGGGAACCGCATTGAAGAATCGAGTCTGGTTGTTCAATGCCTGCCAGACCTTCCGTCCATAAGTCGTGTTAAAAATACCAGTCGCAGTGTCAGCCGTGAAGTACGTCTGTTTCGTCAAATACTCTTGACCGAAAACAGACTGGTACAACCCGCGCTGAGACTGTGCTAGATATTCTGTTAAGCTAGGATTAGCCATAATATTACTTTCCTCCTGTAAAAATACTGACTGTAAAAATACTGATTAACCGCCGATTAGTTCACGAGGAACACCATCGGTGTTACCCATTTCAATGTTGTACTGCATCCGACGAAGGTCGGAGTACGAAAGACTGGCAAGCTGCTCAACGGTGTCACCTTGCTGTTGCGCCTTAAGAAGCTGTGTGCTGCCATCAACTCCCAAGGATGCACCACTCGTAAGCTTGGGGGCCTTCAGGCCAAGTTCCTCACGGAAGCCCATCTTACGCAGGCGATTCTCGGACTCGGTCTCAATGGCCTTCTGCATACCAGACTGAGTAGCCTGGAGTTGCTTTTTCATGGAAGCAAGCTGCTTACGCATAGACTTCATCTCGTCCTCTTCGTCCTCTTCATCGTCGTCCTCACCAAAACCTTTCTTCTCTACAGGGTAATCCGCAGGCTCTTCGTCCGCGTCATCCTCATCATCCTCTGCCTTACTGTAACCCTTCATCGAGTCATCGTCATCGTCCTCGTCTTCTTCTTCTTTGCGCATAGCCAA